AAAGGGTTATAGCGCAACCTATAATGCCTAGAGAAATAGATTTAAAAGATCCTTATTGGTATGTAGTATCTGATAAAAACATAGACGAATTCTTAGCTAGAATAGAAAAAGATCAAGATCAAGTTGTATTTGTAGCTATGTCAATCCCTGACTACGAGCTTATGGCTTACAACATGCAAGAGCTAAAGCGGTACATTAATGAACTCAAAGAAGTAGTTGTTTATTATAGAAAAGTAACAATTGACAAACCAGAGGAATAATCTGCTAAAATCATAAGAAAGTTAAAGCATGGGGAAATTACTAACATGAACATATCAAAAGAAGGATTAAATTTAATTAAGAAGTTTGAAGGTTGTAGGCTAGAAGCGTATCGTTGCGCCGCTGACGTTCCAACAATTGCTTGGGGCCGAACTAAAAACGTAATGATGGGCGACACTTGTACGCAAGAAAAAGCCGATAAATGGCTTGAAGAAGAAATAGTAGAGTATGAAGACCATGTTCACAAAGCTGTAGAAATGCCTTTAAGTCAACATCAATTTGATTCTTTAGTGTCTTGGACTTACAACTTAGGGCCAAGCAATCTAAACTCATCAACTATGCTTAAAGTTTTAAACAAAGGTGAATACGAAGACATACCAGGTCAAATAAAAAGATGGAATAAGGCTGGAGGCGAAGTAAAAGAAGGTCTTATACGACGTAGAGAAGCTGAAGCTTTATTATTTGAAGGTAAAGACTGGGAGCATGTATAAAAAATGCCTCTTAGCAAGATTTTATTTAAACCAGGTATAAACAGAGAAGGTACTGAATACGATAATACAGGCGGTTGGTTTGATGTAAATCTTGTGCGTTTTAGAAAAGGTAGGCCAGAAAAGTTTGGCGGCTGGACAAAAGATGGTCAAAATACATACTTAGGAACTGCTAGAGCTTTACATTCCTGGACTTCTTTAGGTGGTACTAAGTATCTAGGATTAGGTACTACTTTTAAATATTACATTAAAGAAGGAGATGGTTACGCAGATGTTACCCCAATTAGAGCCACTACAACTAATGGCATTGTTTTTTCTGCTACTAATGGCAGCAGCACTATAACGGCAACCGATGATGACCACGGCGCAGTAGTAAATGATTTTGTAACTATATCTGGATCAGCATCTTTAGGCGGTTTAATAACTGCTGCTGTTTTAAATCAAGAATACCAAATAGGTGCTGTTACACCAAACACTTACACTTTTACGGCTAAAGATAGCAGCGGAAGCACAGTAATAGCTAACAGCTCTGATTCTGGTAATGGTGGTTCTGGAGTAGATGGAGCTTATCAAGTAAACGTTGGTTTGGATTCATACGTTACAGGTACTGGTTGGAGTTCTGGTACTTGGGGCGAAGGAACTTTTGGTTCTACTACAGCTTTATCTAGCACTAATCAGTTAAGACTTTGGACACACGATCATTTTGGCGAAAATATTATAATAAATCAGCGAGCTGGTGGTATTTTTAGGTGGGTAGAAAATAATGGTACAACAACAAGAGCTTTAAATCTTTCAGCTATAAGTGGAGCTAATTTAGTCCCAACTGTAGGATTGCAAGTAATTACTTCTGAAAAAGATAGGCATTTAATAGTATTGGGATCTGATCCTGTATCTAACGGAGCAAGAACAGGGGTTATAGATCCTATGCTTATATCGTTTAGTGATCAAGAAAATGAATTAGAATTTCAACCATTAATTGCTAATACTGCTGGAGATTTAAGACTATCTTCTGGTTCTTCTATTATTGGTTCTACAAAATCAAGACAGGAAATTCTTGTTTGGACTGATACTGCTTTATATAGCATGCAATTTGTTGGCCCACCTTTTACATTTGCAGTCAACTTAATTAATGAAGGTACTGGTCTTATAAGCCCTAAAGCAGCAATTACATCTGCTTCAGCTATATATTGGATGTCAGCTACTAATTTTTACGCATATACAGGTAGCGTGCAAAAGATTCCTTGCACAGTTCATAATTATGTTTATGGCGACATAAACCTTGGACAGTCATTTAAAGTACATGGATTTACTATTACTGAGAAATCTGAAGTAGGTTGGTTTTATTGTTCAGCAAGTGCTAGTGAAATAGATAGATATGTTATTTACAACTACGAAGATAGCATTTGGTATTACGGCGAACTAGAAAGACATGCTTGGTTAGATACTGGCATTGAAGACTACCCTAGAGCTACTTTTGACGGCTATTTATTTGAACAAGAAACTGGCTTTAATAATGATGGCAGTCCTATGACAAATGTATTTATAGAAAGCTCAGACTTTGAGGTTGGAGAAGGTGAACAATTTGCTTACATACAAAGAATGTTCCCAGACTTTAAATTCTTATCTAATTCTGAATCAGGTAAAGTTAATTTAGTTTTAAAAACCAGAGATAATTCAGGTGAAACTCTATTAACAAACTCAACCAGCTCTGTAGGATCTACAACAGGTCAGATAAATATTAGATCTAGAAGTCGTCAAGCTGTGCTGCGTGTAGAGTCAGATGATGATGCAGATGGTAATGATAATGTAGGTTGGAGACTAGGAGCTACCAGGTTAGATATTAAACCAGACGGCAGAAGATAATGGCAAAGTTACTGCCAACCAGCCTTCCGCTTGCTCAAGGGGATATATCTGCTGAAGTTTTTAATAGATTAGTTAGGATTCTTGAGTTAAACTTAGGACAGTTCGACCCAAATCGAACGCCGCAGTTCAATGATACCGAAATTGCGCAATTAAACTTTTTAGAAGGTGACGTTATATGGAATACATCTTCAGGTGTATTGCAGGTCTATATAGGTAATAAGTGGGTCCAACTACATACCCCTAATAGTCCAAACGAAGGCTTAGAAGCAACAGCTTCTGTAGGTGCAGTTTCTGTTATAAACAGCGGAAGTATAACAGTAAACATAACAAGCGCTTATGGCGGTTGGAACGTAGAGAAATGGTATACTTAATATGTTAGCAGAACAAAATAAACAAGAAGAATCCTACAAGTTAAAGAACTTGCTGCTTGGATTTCCTTCTGACTGGTTTATTAACAAAGACACTCTAGAAAAAACCAAAGCTTCTCTACCAAACATAATAAAATTCTATAAAACTCAAGGCACAAATAATCCAGAAGATTTACCATTACAAGATATTGTCAAGGAACCTTTACATGATGTTTATACAGTTCCTTTATTTTCAAAGAAGTTTTGTGAAATACTTTTAGATGAAATAGACAACATGGAAAAATCTTTTTCATTTGCACCTAATCCAGAAGAAGATGAGCTAAGACAGATACCAGAGATAGTTCTTAGTGAAAAATGCCCAGAACTCTACGACTCATTGATGCACGTAGTTAATTCTCTTATCAATCCAATCTTACTAAGTATATGGAATCGTCATGTTACAGGCGGCAATATACAGATAGCTAACTACAACTTAAACAATAAAAAACAAGGAGCTTGGCACCATGACGCCAGCTCAGACGTTAGTATTGTAGTCCCTTTAAATACAGGAGATTACAAAGGTGGAGGCACAGAATTTTTGAATAGAGGAGTAATAAAACCATTATCTACAGGTAGCGGTCTTATATTTCCTAGTTACACACACATGCACAGAGGACTAGCAGTAGAGGAAGGAGATAGATATTTGTTAGTTTTTTGGTTAACATCTATAGAAGAAGATATTAACAGCGAAGCGAATACAGGGTAAAATTGTACAATGAATAGAATAGACAACTCAGGACAAGGAATAGCAAGCTTAGGACGCGACGAAGATCAGTATATGGCTCACGTCGCTCAAGGCGAAATGGTGGTGCCACCTGTTATATCCCAAGAAACAAGACAACGTATACAACAAGAGATGAAAGCAGCAGGTCTTTCTCCAGATGAATATACTGTTGGTGATGGCATGTCTATCAATCCAATTACAGGTCAGCCTGAATTTGGTTGGCTCAAGAAAACATTTAAGTCTATTAAAAAAGTAGCTAAGAAAGTAGCGCCAATAGCACTTGCTGTTGGTGGTGGCGGAATGTTGAGCGGATTATTTGGCGGTAGTGGGATTTTAGGTAGTTTATTTCAACCAGGCGCAGGCATACTTGGTGGAAGCTTAGGACCAGGGATAAAATCAACTTTAGGTAATGTTTTTAAATCAGGCTCAGGTATGTTTGGTGGCAATATAGGCCCGAGCATAAAATCAGGCATAGCCAGTCTGTTTGGTGGTGCGGGTGGTCAGAATAATTATGGAGATGGAGAAATGTCAGATGAAGATTATTTTTATTCAGACAAAAACGGCGGTGGGTTTAATATTGGAAGAAATATTTTTGGAAAAGGAAATACTCCTGATTGGATGAAAAGTTTTGAAGATAAATTAAAAGGAGAAGATGGTAATTTTGGTGGAGGCGGTATGGGAAATGCAGGCATTATGGGCATATCTGCTTTACTAGGAAAGCTAGCATACGAATCAGCTAAAGATAGAGAAG